TGCAAAATCAAGATGATCTTTCGAATAAATCGGGTCTTCACCCGGCTTAAGAAAGAACTTCATGAGCGCAGCATGTCCATCGATTTTAGAAGATCGAGGGACATCCCGAACTACACAGGCCTTAACCATAGGTCTGTGAAGTTTTGGACACATTTTCGATTCCTGGTAACCAAGAAAGGAAAATTTACCCAAGGCACTTGAAGTATCCGCAACGGCAGGCATCGGAATAATCTCTTCTAAGAGATCATCCAGATACTTTACCGAGGACCAATATCCCCGCTTATAAAGCTGGTTTCTAAGGTCCACAGTGGAAACAAGTGATTCTACATCCTTCCGCGAGCTAGGCAACTTCTGGCGTACGCGTGACAAAGTCACGTCGTGCCCATCGAAGAACTCAGCTCCGCAAGACTCTCTGAACTTTCCAGTCCAGAAAGACTTGCTAAGGTTCACCTTAAACCCGAAAAGGTTTAAGATGGCTGAAACGGAAGCAGCAGTATCTGTGGGAACAATTATATCGTCCCCATAGACGCGTACCTTACCAACATATTCGGCTAATTGCCGTCGGTTGGTAAACCGAACAGAATGAGCATCTTGAATTCCCATGAGACAAAGTGTCAAAAACACATACATCTCAAAAGGAAAACACAATGCTGAACCCATAGACGCGAACTTGTTCAAGGTTATAATGCCTTGGCCAGGTACGTCAGCTTGTTTAGTCCTACACGCATATACTGCATCAGAAAGATGCGGGGTATATTTGAGCAGGTCGCGAACAAGCCAATCTGATACACGATCGGAAGCTTCACTCAAGTCGAGTGTTGCCAAGAGCCCAGTAATGGACCCTTCACGGGCCAAGAGACGGTTAGGTTCTTGGTGTTCCGTGTCGATCATAGAGGAAAGAAGATCATCCTTTTCTCTACTCTCATTCAAAGCTTTGAGAAGACCCTGTTGCATAAATTGCATATGGGTCGGCTCAATACCAATGATACGAGGTGTAGCAGCAGTTTTAGGCACATCGACTACCCTGACGGGAGTCTCTGTACCGGGTTCCTCGAACTCAACTGCGTCATACAACATTGAGTTGTATGGCCCACTAGTTGCGTACTTCCAAAACGGAAATACAGCTTCTAGACGGTGAGACCAACGCGGAAAAGTATATTTGCTATTAGCAGTAATACGATCCGCAGTGGCCCCAGATCCGTGACGCGGAGACAAATCGAAAGTGCTGACTAAAGAATCAACATTTCGAAACATGTTCCCGAATAACAGATTTGACAAGCGGATAAATTCCTCTTTTTTTACGAGAGGTACTTTATCTTCAAGTCCGGAGAGTTCGACGTCACAATTGACATACGATTGGAAAGCTTTCGCTTTTCTTTCGTCCGAAGCATCGATCTTTATCTTTCCCCACATCAGAGTTATCTGACGCAAGGATCGAATAGCATCGACGCTAGGGTTGTCAATCATTCTGCCAGTCTTACGATCGAAAATGAGCTCAAGGAAACCTCCGAATAATCGGGGGAGCCCTGCATGCCTGCTGAAACCAGCAAACATGTCTGGAGTGACGAATTCTAGTGCGAGTCCTTGTTCAAGACTCTTACCAAATTTCGGTAGGGTTAGAGTTAAAAATTCTAACCCCTCATTATCAAACCGTCTCGTGACGGTTTCAAAATCACGAGTGGTATCTACTGAACATACGTCCCCTATTTCACAGAGAACGTTCTGAAGGAGATTTAACAGGCTTTTCAAAGTGGCTCCTAACGGGGCTCATTTTCCAACACCTGGCTGATCTCTCGACACTAGGTTAGTGTCGTGAATTCCTTCGAGTCGCTCGTCCTCCGCCACTAAAGGCGTAGGACGATCCAACAATAATCACGAGAAGGAACAGACCGAGTGTAAACTCAGCTGTATCCAACTTAGGATTCGCCGCCGAGAACCTTTAGCAGGTTCGCGTTCGTCGAAGCCTCCGTGAAGGCCGTAAGGGCCTTCACAGCATCCTTCATTTCCGTGACTGTAAAGCCAACGGGAGGACGGTCGACGAG